CGATTCCGGTAGATGCACCGCCACCACCGGCGAAGTTGTCTACGATCAGTTCTCCGTTAATCATGGCATCACCTCCGGGAAGTCTGCTTCAAATGACAGTTGGGCATCAGCGTAATTCAACCACAAAACTTCTTCCCTTTTTACTCCCGCTTCCGCCAATGTATCCTTTTTTATTTTTCTCCATCCCTCAAGTATGGAATTGTACAGATCATTTTCATATCCGCTTATCATCACTGGTCCCGGATGATCCGCCAACGCTTTTAACATTTCAAGATGATCCGCATCTGTCATCTCATACTTATACAAATATTTTTTTCTGGTGCTGTGTAAATACGGCGGATCTGCATATATAAAAACATCTGATGTGTTATAGCGTTTGATAAGCTCTATCGCCGGGAGATTCTCTATTTGAACACCTTTCAACCGCTTTGATGCCTGAGTAACGACATCCGGATATTCCGCCCATGCTTTTGCTGGATTGGGGCTATTTGTCTGCTGACCGCTTTTGAATCCATTATGGTACAGGTTTGCGCAGCCAAACCCTTGCCAACATCTAACACAAAACCTCCTTGCCCTCTCAACATCTACATCGGATTCCTGATAAGCCAGGTCATACTCTGCTCTGCTGTATGGAGTAAGTTCTATCAGCCGTTTCAATTCATCCGGATCATCCCTAAGAACGCGGAAGAAATTCACCACTTCACCATGCAGATCGTTTACTGTCTCTATGTGGCACCGTGGTTTGTTAAACAATACCGCAAGACTTCCTGCGTATGGCTCCAAATACACCGTATGCTTTGGCATGTTATTTACTATCCAATTTGCTATTCGGGATTTTGCCCCCGGATATTTCAATACCTGTTTCATTTTCCCACAGGAACCGGGTACCCTTTATGCGCGCTGGTTCGGCTCCTTTCTTGCTTTTTTATCTTCCCTGTTTTACAATATACTTGTCTTTGAGATAGGCAGGCGGGTGATCCCGTTGGGATGAAGGGTATTCGGTTGGCAGTCATAAAACTCATTGCAACTTTAATAATTGCTCTTTGTACTTTTAGTACGGAAATGGAGAATTCTATGGCAACACAAATTCCAACCACTCAAACAAGCAACTCAATGGTCAGCACAACTGCCGACCGCCCTTCTACCTATCTTAAAAACTTTTATTTCATAAAATCTTCAATGCTCATCTGCCCTTTGCAGTTGTCCCCGATCGTCGTAGGATCCCATCCCACGCCGATATAGTCCAGGACTTTCGCCCATCCATAATCATTCCCATCCTTATCCTTACAGAGATGGAACATCAGATAGTCCCACTCTTTCGGGTTACTCTCATACAACAGATCAAATCGATGGGGACGCTTCTCCATGTGGATTCCAAACCCACACATACTGCAACCAGTACGCTGTGCCTTGGTCGTATATAATGTACCGTCTGGTTTCCGCTCAATCGCTCCATATATATCCGGTATGATCGTCTCCGGCATCTTAAAGCACTTGGGGATCCGCCCATCCCTTAAAAGCCTGTCGTGATATTTTTCTTTCAAGTCATTTTTCCACAACTCATCCATCTCCAACGCCAGCCTTAAAATATCCTGTCTGCCAAAAATCGCAAACGGCGCTGATCTGATCGTGGATGCTCCGAAGTAATTACAGCCATTCATCCGCAAGCTCTTGGCTCGCCTGCCGCCCTCGGATGCCATTAATCCCAAATATGGCACACTGTTGTGTTCTTTTCCCCAGTTGTCACAATTTTTCTCTTTAAGGTAATAGCAGCACTTAGACGATACCAGAAAGTCCGGCTTCCGGAAGTCACATCCCTCATTTTCGTTTTCATATCCTCCGAACAGCTCAAGCCACTTCTCCTTCAACTTTTTTTTTGTTTTTTCCCCCCCCCCGCCGTATTCTCCGGTCTCTCCGGTTATGATCGCATGTCGAACCGTTTTGTTCTTCTCCGTAGGATTCTGGAGCAGTTCTATCTTTCCCGCAATTTCCTTAGAAATAACCGGGAATCCAAATTCCTGTATTACCCTCGCCTTAGTCCACAATTTCCCGTCATCCCGTTTCAGTGGCGGCACATTGATAATCCCGATCGCCTTATGTACCTTCTGGATGCTCTTATCCTCTAATGTGGATGCCGACACTCCCGGAACATCTATCTGACACACTTCACGCAAAAACAGGAATAATACGATGCTATCCAATCCACCAACCGATACATGACAGTTCAGCCCGCGGCGATCACACTCTGACTTAAACTCTTCCGCCCTGATCTGGGCGTATTTCCGCTTAAACTCATACGGCTGTTTCTCTTTTTGCATAAACGAAGCGATCTTCTCATATGCCCCTATTCGCTTCATCCTTTCCTGTACTGATTCCATATTCCCTCCTTTGATCTCTTTTCGCACCACATCGGGCTTGTGTGTATGCTCCTTGGCACTTCCCGGATCTCCGAATCAGATACCCGGCATCCCCACACCCGCCGCCCGGTTGTATTGATTACACAACACCTCTTTTCGCAATCGCGGCACTGCGGAATATATACCCGCCCGTCTCTGGCTCCCTTTGTCACAGTCGTTTTCAATCCGTTTGTCCGGATGTAGTAGTACACCGAGGATTCCGTGATGTAAGTCTCTCCGAAATGCGCCTGCATGGCATCCGTGATCTGATTTGTCGTGCAACCGGCGGCAAGCAGATGCTCGATCTCACCGCGGTACGGATCAAAACGGCTACGGCGGCGCTTATATATCTTTTTAGCCATTTCGAATACCTCCCGTCAGTTGCTGTTCCAGCGCATCAAAATCATAGTTGCGTTGGTCAAAATTGTTGAATTTGTTCGTGGTTCCTTTTGGTTTTTCCTCTTTGACCGCTGGCTTTTTGTAATTCTCTGCCGTATAGTCAATCCATTTCGATTTAGCAAGCCAGTTATCCGGTGCGCTTATGAACTCCGCCTGTGTACGCTTGATCTTACAGCACTCGGCGTAATTGGCAGCCGCAGTAATCAGATTGCTCTCAGCAATCCCCGAAATAACCAGTGAACAATAAGCCTGTTCTGCCAACATCCGGTGTGCTTGTTTCGGATAGCGGCTCCAGAAATCATCAAATCCCATGCACGCGCCCGTATTATTATTTATTTCTTCTCCTTCTTTCTTTTCTTCTATTGTTGTCGTTAGAATGTCGTTAGGTTGTCGCTTGACTGGCTCTTGACTGACGTTTTGCTTGTCGTTTGTCTGGTACAAATCGTACTTAACCACAGTAAATACGGTAAATCTGTTTGTCGTTTTGCTTGTCACTTCGCCTGTCGTTTTCAAATGAGAAATTGCAGTGCGGATTTCACGCTCTGTAAGTCCTGTTTCGCTCGACAACTTTCCGATGGATGAAACGAACGATCCGCGTGGAACTGTTGTCCCTTTGAAATTTCCATCCTTCCAGTTAGCTTTCAGAAGCATGTGGATAAACAACCGGGTTGTATTGATATCTGTGTACCACTCCCATTCAAGAAGCCCACGGCTCAACTTTATGTAGTTGCCATCCAATCATCCCACCTCCCGGATCAGTACCTCTATCCGTGGATTTTGAGCATCGACGCAGAAATCATCCGAGAATCCGACGATCTCTTTCCAACCGTCATTTTCCAATACATGAGCATGTACCAATGAATCCTGTATCACCTTACGCCCAAAAGATGATATATTGTCCAGATCACGGCGCTTATTCTTTTCATACCACCGATACTCCATATATACCGGTTTCTTGATTTTTACGCCGCTCATGCACTGTCTGATAGCACTAATCACTATTGCTTCACTATGGGATTTCATCTGTGCTCCCTTATACCGGTTCGTCCGCTCTGCGGATATGTAATCATTAAGATTATCCAGTCTCCCCGGAATTACCAGTAAGTACTCCACTCTCTCGCCACCTTTCAAATGTCATTTTCATTTTTAATCGCTTTATCTGTATCGCTCTGGCACGGTGTAACTCTTTCGCCAGATATTCGCGTAACTCGGATTCGTCCGTTGTATCTCCGGGAACAGGTCGGTAATAACCATTTCCCACATTTATAATGCAGTCACCGTTCCTGTTGGCTTCCTCAACTTTTCTCCGAAACTGCCTGTCCTCGACCGGGTTTCCAGATCTCTGCATCGGGAACATGTGACCATATGGAATATCATTGATGTCTTTCAATTTGCCCCCTTTCTCCCGGCACCGAAGCACCGGGCAATAGTCATGGCTCGTGATACCTTTCTCGCATGAACAGTTTCTTTCGCTAACGCGGGTGTCTCAACCCTAGTCTTTTACGACTATCCCATAAACCTTATAATCTCTCTGGAATGCATCCATCCCTTTTTGATGCGCTATTGTATGATGTGTACGGCACAGGCATATCTTCCGGTAATTGCTGTCATCCACTTTCCTGCGATCATTTCCCATGCCGATCGTATCAACATGATGTATCTCACCATCCCGGCCGCACACGGCACATTTTCTGTTTTTCAGGCAAAAGTACAAATATCGCCCAATATCATCTGTCCGCTCTATTGCATTCTCTGAAAGCTGTATACCGTTCTGTATGGCAAATTCCAATATGGTATTGATAAATTCCCTTGCGACATCCATAGAACAGTTGGAAAGACTGAAATACCCATCACCTGTCCGGATCATATGCTCATATTTCATGATCTCTTTCATTTCTTCCGGTGGATAACCGGTATAATCAGCAATATCACGGATGGTCGCATATGCCTTTTTCCGTTGCTCCGCAGAAATATGTCTGCCATCATCAAAACGGATTTCCGCTTTACTGATCTTCTTACGGACCAGCATTTCTGCAATATGTTTTTCCGGTATTACCGCCCGGATCTCCGTGCCGTCTTTATCCTCACGGCATTGCTTCAAAACTACCAGCTCATGCATCATTCATCACCGTATTTCGATTTTATCGCCAGCAGCATATTTCCAGCGTTGGCAGCACTCAACGTATCCCATGTGCTATTATTGGTTTTCAGCCAATACTCAGCGTTGATTTTGTGCTTGTTGCACAGATCCTTTATCGTCATGATCTGCGCAGCCGAAGCCTTTTCCTCACACTCCGGTATTGCATTTCCAAAAGGCTGCATTTCTTCTTTCAGCCACAGATCAAAGCCAAGGCCTGTATGTATCGCAACACACTTTACAAAACTGCGGCACATGCTATTCCAGACTCTTTGCTGGCTCATGGAATTATCCTTAACCGGATTGGATCCGTTCATTACCGGGGACTGCATTTCGTATTCGTCTGCGTCAATCACAACCTTAATTCTTGTTTCATAACACCGGTTTGTATTGCCGCTTTTATCAGTAAACGTCTGATCTGTCATTCGCAGACTGCTTCCTGTTTTTTCATCAGGTATTGGCATCCAATATACTTTCTCTGCTCCGTTTTCATGAAGCAGATCAATACATTTCGCCCAATTAAGGTACAGCATGCCGTCTCTATCCTCACAATACGGTTTAACATCTATCCCCCGCATCTCCTTATAACTTTTCAATGCCATAATCACACCTCACAATCATTTGAAATCCTTAAATCTCCGATACAATCTTCACACCATATATCCCCGTTCGGGAACACATATCGAAAATCACCCTGGGTATGGTTTCCACAGTTACAGCAGATCGGAAGCCTGTCCAACTGTTCCGCCTGTTCTTCGTCCCGCCGAAGAAAATCATCATACGGATCACCCATCATTTTCGCCATCCAATCCGGCAACTGCTTTTAATGACTTCGTATCAATATAAAGCTCATCCTTGCGCAATCTGATATAATCGTTCAGCACCTGCAATCTTGCCGCAGCATACAGCAGCGCACGATACTCTGATTGTGGAATTGTTATTGTTTCTCCTAAAATCATCTTATAAATTCCTCCATTTCCATCTGTTTAAAATCCTTGGATGCCACCATACACTGCATCCGGTACACGATGTCCTTTCTTTTTTCCTTTTCTTCCAGGCATTCGCGGCAGTAACCGTTGACTGCTTCACCGGCATCCAGATGATCCCCGCATCCTCGGCAAACTTGATATTTCATAATTTTTCCTTCCGTTTCTCCGAAAACTGTGCTATAATACACAAAAATACATAGACGTATTTTTAATCAATAGCACCGGTTCTCGCCAAAGAATCTGACGGTGCTATTTTTCTTTTTAATCTGCAACGGAAATTTACTTTCTCCCGCTCACTCTGGATCTTCTTTAATTTGTTTCCGGTCCCGAGCAATGCCAGCCCGATCAAAAACACGATCCCGCCGATCACAGGTTGTCCATCGTAACCGCAGGCTGACAAGATCGCCGCCGTGGATCCGGACACCATGAGTATGTTTCCTGTCTTAATCACTTTTCCTCACCTCCTACCGATTCTGTCGGATAGCTTTCAATAAATTTCTCCAAATCCGTGCCCCTCACTTTCTTTGCTCCGTTAAGTACCAGATACGGTAACTTTCCACTATTCATAAGGTTGTAAACCGCATTTCTGTTTGTTCGAAGCACTTCTGCTACTTCTGATACCCTGTATATGGGGTTATATGTCTTGACCATGATCCGTTACTCCTTTCTTCCAAACTTTCGTTGTTCAATCACATGTGGTACAATCTCCTTACAGGACGTTGCCGCGTCCAAATATCAATCCCAAAGGAGATTTATTACTATGGACGAACTGATAATTCAGTACGCAATGAAAACTTCCGACAATTTAATCAAGAACAATCTGCAGCCCATCCTTGAAATGTTAGCCGGTGGTTTAGACCGCCAAATTACCGAAGATGAAGCATTGCTTTTGACTAATGCTGTTAAGGTGTCTGTTTACCTCGGAATATCTCAGACGATGACAACTTTATGTTCTGCTGGTCTTCTGGAATGTTCGGAAGACGCGTTGAGACGCTTTCTGCTAACTCCGCAATAGATTTTTCTACTTTATTTACCGAAAACATGGCTCTTGCGGAAATCAGCTCTGTGAGAGCCGTTGTCTTTTCTGAAATCTCATGTTCATATTTTTCTCCAGATGCGATTGCATAGATGATATGTTCTGCTAATACTTCAATAAGTTCATCTACTTTTTTCACTCTTCTCACTCTCCCTTCTGCAGTTCTGACAAAAGTTCAACCCTTTTCATAAACGCCTGTCTTTCTTCATCACTTGCGGCGCCCTCCAACGGAGCACAATCTGTTGCGATAAGAAGCCTTGCGTCGTTAGGTTTATCCTTGTGATCGTGAATGAACTCCACTTTTACAACATGGTCGCCGTACACTTTTCCATTCACCATGACATACGTTACTTTGCCGTTTGAAGCAATTATGATATTCTGATTTTTCATCGTTATCTCCCTTCTATATTAATTTTAGGCGCAGAAACGGAAATTGCTTCTTTTGTATGAGTGATTTCCGTTTTTTCTGTTTTAACGTGCACTTCATCTTTGCTTACTGCGATTGTACTTTCCGTTTTCTTCATCTCCTTTCTCAATCTGTCTCAAAAAGATAGTCAAACTTGCATTTGAAAAGTTTACATAATGCCTTGATCTCAAATGTAGTGAATTTTCCCGTTTTCTTTTTACCTTCATAAGAAACTCTTGAAATTCCAAGTTTCTCCGCCACATCTGAATTTGTCAGACCTTTCCGTGCCTGTTCTGCTTCTAAATTTCTAAACAATATTGTCCCTCCTTTCTTTTATGTTTGCGTTTTGCAAACTTTAATTATAATATAATTGCTATTCGTAAACTTGTCAATACTTTTCTTTACATTTTGCAAACTTTTTAATTGACATGTTTGCATAGTATATATATAATCAAGGTAACAGGAGGTGTTAGTCATGGGAGACAACTTCAATGAGAATTTAAAAAATGCAAGAGAGCGAAAGGGAATGTCGCAAAAAGATGTTGCAGAAGAAATTGGTGTTGCAAAGTCCACATATTCATTATATGAAAGCGGAAACCGTGAGCCAAACGTCCAAACAATAAAGAGAATTGCAGATGTGTTAAATGTATCAGCAGATGACTTACTTGGTTTAAATGACGAACCAATCACTATTGCCGCCCACTTCGACGGTGACGAATATACTGAGGAAGAACTTGACGAAATAAAGGCATTTGCTGAATTTGTAAAAACCAAAAGAAAGTAATTGCCCAGATTTCAGGACATCTATAAGAATATACTGGAGCGGGAGGTGTTTTAATTGAATACATATGAAGAATTGCAAGACGAAGCCTGCAAGGATGGTATAGAAATTATAGATAATTACGCTTTCAAAAGCGAACGGATCAGCGGCTTATATTGTGACAGCACTATTGCCTTAAGCAAAAATCTAAAACGAACCGCTGAAAAGAAATGTGTTCTTGCAGAAGAGCTCGGGCATCATTACACCGCGGCAGGAGATATTATCGACCAATCCTCCGTGGAGAACCGGAAACAGGAAATGCGCGGCAGAATTTGGGCTTACAATAATCAAGTTGGCCTGCGTGGCATTATTGACGCATATCTGCACAACTGCAAAAATCTGTTTGAAATGGCGGATTATTTCGGAGTTACCGAAGAGTTTTTAAATGATAGCCTAACATATTACACAAATAAATACGGTATATGCACACAACTTGATAATTACATTATATATTTTGATCCTTTAGGTATTCTCAAATTATGTGAATAGTTGTCGGAAATTGCCGTTTTTTTATGATTTAATCCACATTGCATATAAGATAAAATTATATTGATACCCTATAATTATAAAAAATGAGAGGATGAGATTATGAATAGTAACACAAACAGCGAAATGCCATTTACACCTAACCAGCAAGCTCCACAAAAGAATTCCACTCTTAGCGTGCTTGCATTGATTTTCTCCATTACTGGATGTCTCTGCTTTATCGGTTTAATACTGTCGATCATTGATTTAGTTCAAAGAGACAATAGTAAAAAGCACTCACTTTCAAAAGCTGCCCTTATTATCTCTGTTGTATGGATTGTATTATCTATTATTTTCGGTGCAATAGGTGGTGGCAAAAACTCACAACCCTCTGTTCCAGATACGGCGTCTACCATAGCGTCTACTGAAACTTCCCAAAGCAACAACACTTCGGAAAATACCGAACAGACAGAAGCAACGGATACAAAAAATACTGAATCTGAAAATGTTTCCAAAAATGAAGAATGGATTTCCAAAGATGAATACGATCAGATTGAAACCGGTATGTCCTATGAACAGGTGAAAGAAATCATCGGATCAGACGGCGAGGAAGTCAGCACTGCAACGGTCGGTGATATGACGACCACTATATATATGTGGTATGGAAAAGATCATATGAGCAATGCAAATGTCACATTTCAAAACGATTCAATGTTTGCGAAAGCTCAATTTGGGTTGGAATAATTTGAAAGGAGCGATATTATGGCACAAATAACATGCCCAAGATGTGGCAGTCAGAACATCACTTTTCAGAGGGAACAAACCGGAAATATCGGAGCCGGAACAAACAAAGTGGTAATTCAGAACGATAAAGGTCACAGTTGCTTGTATTGGCTTCTGATCGGATGGTGGTGGAAATTGATCTACTTTCTGATGATCGGCTGGTGGTGGAATCTACTTTTCAAGCGTCACAGTCTCGGTGGAATCAATGTACATGCCAATAAGGCAATCAACCACACCGTGGCAATATGCCAGAACTGCGGAAATTCGTGGAAAGTAAACTAAATAAAAAAACCGCCCCAGTGCTACCAACACCAGAGCGGAAAACATAGCTCCGAAAAGCATATGCCCTACACAAGCATATTGTATCATTCTCGGAGCAGTTACGCAAGCGGAACACCCGTTCCACGCTGGCTGTTATTTTTATACACATTTTTAAGGAGGAATGATATTATGGCAACAATCAGTACAAGAAACAGAAACAAAGGGAAACTTGACCGCAATGGCAAACCAAAGGCTCCCAACTGGGAATACCGGTTTGATCTTGCACCCGTTGATGGCAAGCGGCAACAGGTGAGCAAAGGCGGATTCAAGACAAAAGGTGAAGCCGAAGCTGCCGGGAACAAGGCACTTGCAGAGTATAATAACGCAGGTACGCACTTCTCTCCCACTGAAATTTCTGTGGCAGACTATCTTGACTACTGGATCAAAAACTACTGCCTAGTAAATGTATCAGACAGTACCCTTGTAGCATACCGGAACATTATAACCAATCACATCAAACCACGAATTGGAAATTACCGTCTCCGAAGCGTCACAACGATGGTGCTCCAGGAAATGATAAATGATATTTACGTCAATCGAGGATTTACAAAAAGTTTTATGAAAAATATTTTGAAAGTAGTAAAAGGCTCCTTTAAATATGCGAAGGTTACGGCAAAGCTGATCCAGACAAATCCCGCAGAAGATGTTACACTCCCAAAGATCACCCAAACATCCGACCGTGAGGAAATTATCATATTAAGCAAATCAGACGTTATACGGATACTAGAACGCTTTAAAAAGCATACGTCACACTACTATGCTATACTAACTGCATATTATACTGGGTTGCGAATTTCTGAAGTATATGGTCTTACATGGGACTGCATTGATTTTGAGAGTAAAACACTGACAGTTAATAAAATATGCAAAAAAATACCTGTCAATGGCAAGGCATCTGATTCCACAAAAAGATATGGCACACATGGCAAAGCACTTACGCGCTGGTATTTTGGTACTTGTAAGACCCCAACATCCTATCGAACAATATCTATTGGTGATACTCTCCTTGCTGCCCTTAAAGAATATAAAGCATGGCAAGAAGATAATGAATTGCGCTACGGGGAATTTTATACGAAATATTACATAAAAGATGAAATAACAGAAACGCATAAAGAAGTGAAACGACTAATTCCAATGCAGGATGCCAATTTTGAAGTTCCGCTAGAAAGATCATATCCAGTATTTATAAAAGAAGATGGGAGCTTTCAGGGAACGGATTCAATGAAATATCCATCCAAAGTTATCAATTATGAACTCGGCATACATTTTAACTTTCATGCGCTACGACACACTCACGCCACAATGCTCATAGAAGCCAATGTACCAGTCAAAGCCGTATCTGAACGTCTCGGACACTCTAACACAAGAACCACCCTTGAAACCTACGTCCACGTCACAGATTCGATGCGTGAGGATGCAGTAAGCAAATTTGAAACATTCGGTAACCTTGAAAATGATAAGATCGTCACGATCGGTGAAGCCAAACGTTCCACAAAGACTTCTTAAATCTGTGGGCACAAAAATTTTGTGGGCAAATTGTGGGCAAGACATAAAAAAACCGGTGTTCTGACATCGTTCAAAACACCGGAAAAGCTCTATTTACTGCTTGTTCATGCAGCAATGTTTATATTTCTTACCGCTTCCGCATGGGCACGGATCATTACGTCCGACTTTCTTTCCAACGATAACAGTACCGGACTTCTTCTGCTCTAAGAACAGTTTCTTTCTGGTCAGATCGTCAAAGATCTCCTTCCACATCGGGAGTTCATATAACCAGTCTGCCTTGGCATCCACCATGTTCTTATAAAGCTTTTCCTTGTCGAACGCAAGGCTTACATGCGTATCCTCTTCCATCGTATCGATCGGATTCGGCTCAATAAGGCTGTCATTGATTCCGTCCAAAAAGCCGGTCATGTCCATAATGCTCAGATCATATTTCTCAGCAAGTTCCTTTACCGTTCCCTCTACTTTTTCGTCCGGGTTGGTAAGGAGCTTTTCATATACACCTTTTTCCAGGAGAAAATATCTCTGCCAGAATTTCTGAAGTTCTCTTTTATCCGTATGCTGATTATAGGCAACTTTCTGCCATTCTTCTAATAAAGCCATTTTATAATCCTTCCTTTGTTTCCAACATAATTTTTTGCGTTTGCACACTGCTAATAGTATACCGCAACTCACAGATTTTTTCAAACTTTTTTGTATACTTTCCAAAGTTTCGTCCATACTATAAATGACCGGTAAAAAGCAACGCATACCCCCATCCGTTCTTTTTGCCGGTTCTACCAAAGACACCAATACTTATCCTCCCCGGCGGCAGCCACATCGCGTATTTCAGTCACCCTTGTGGGGTTAAGCAAAAACGCGCACTGGTAATCGCCCTTTTGAACACCCTGTACCGCTTCCTCCATAGAACGGGTGTAGGTCAAGTTTACCTGATTGGCCATATTTTCTTTATCAATTCCCATGAGCTCTTCCAGCACCAAGGTATGCAGCACGGTTACATCCAGTTGGCGGAGCGCGTCGCTGCAATCCGGCAGACGTTCCTGCAAGGGAGCGGCGTCACGCAGCGTCAGCAACGTCCACCC